AGCGATTATCGCTAGCCCATTATTAACTCTAGTGGTTGTATTTCGCGGTCTGGATTCACGTCCACCGTTAAGTTAACAAACAACCTTGGGTCACTAGATCCTAAGTTACTTAGGTCTAGTGTAAGTTGATAATTGAAGACTCGGTAAAAATATGTACCTCGTTTTTCAATGTCATTTTGGTCAGTATCTAAGATACGACTGCAATTCTCCATTACTACTTTGCCTCTTTTTATATGAGCCCATGTAGTACGAAAGCTATTAAATAGCCCGTCCGGAGCAAAAATACTGTCTTTAGTCAGTACTTTCACTTTGCTAAATACTTTAGCACCGTCAACGAATTTTGATACGTTCCTCTATATATATAGAGGTATCTTCATCGTATACATCTTCGTCTTTACAATATCTAGTATGGTTTCATACATATTGTGTTTCGATTCAGAGGTTTCCTTTTTAAAACCTCTATCTATGTTAAGACTGTTCAACCAAATTGAACCTGGGTCTTTCATGGGATCGGTAGGGTCTTTGAGAGAATCAAAGACTTCCTTCCAATCATAATATTGCTCTTCTACGTAAAGTCTCTTTATGTAGAAAGGCATAGATTTCCACACTTTCAACCTTTCAGGTATGTTTAGTGCAAAATCATCAAAGGCCGTGAACTTCTAATGAGGTCCAAAATCGGCAAACCAGCGAAGAAAATAGTCTTTATCAAAACTTAAATCAACGCCTCTATCCGTAGTCTTACGGGATATATACATTCTTAATAGCTGAGAAATCATAAATCTCTCGTGCTCTTTAAGATCGTTAGTCTTGTCATGACATAATATCATGGCTTTTAAAATATTAGAATCCCACTACTCCAATGGAGGTGGTTTTCCAATTGCAAGTCCCCCAGCTTCTGCTGGCAATGTAATATACATTGAAAGGGGCATGTATCTATAGAAATTACGAGCAAAAACTTGCTTTGCAACTTCTGTTTGACCTTTATATATGGATCTCATCCATGTAACTTGTCTATTGAACATATCGTTCCTCCCGAAAAGAGGGGAACAATCTGAATCTGCGTTAGTTTTCTGGAAGACAGAAAATAACCTCATTTTGAAATAATCAATAAATGGGGGTTCCTGAACATTTTCAGGAGTTTCCCATACAGTTATGTTCGGATTCCATCCTTTTTTGTGTGGATCCAAACACCAAGAGACTGACTTTACAAGTATAGCCTCTCCGTAGCAACAACCAAACTTCGCAATTAATGTTTTATCGTTCGGTTTAAAACCGATCAGTCGCATTAATTCCTAAGTCATAGTATGGTCCTATAAAGAACCTTCTGCAATACAGTCGTCTCCTAGACTACTGTTATTACATCCAGTCAAAGCAGTGTTATGCCTTGACAGGATCATTCCGTTACAGATAGTAAGTAATTGCTTACACATCGGTAATCCCATGGGAACTCCTCTCTTTGTAGGAGTTTCCCCATCATACATCATAGGCATAGTAATGCATATGCCCGACTCTAAGAGCCAGGTATTCGTAATTCCCATTCCTTTACAAAATGATCTAAATGCCCGTCTGGTTGGTTCTCTTTCCATCCAGTCGGTAGCTGCTGTATAGTCACAAGTCAAAAATAGATTTGAGTCTGCACAGCCAAAAGGCTTGCTTTTTCTTACTCTACTGATAAAGAAATCCCAAGCGGCTGATTTTCCAAACAGCCCGTGTGTAACTACGTCTGCATGTCTCAAAATATTATTGAAAACATGCGCGCATAGTTGCAAATAGACCTGCACAACTGCAGGTCCTTTCGTAACGATCCTAGATTTTAATCCTGGTTCGCCAATTGATTCTGTCGAAAAGTCAAAACCTTTTAAGGCTTTCCAATCCTCAGAAAAATAACCCTCTTCTATCTAGTCGAAGGTAATAAATGCAAAAACCAATTGAGACATCCTCTTTTGATTCATGTTAATTTCGCTATATATAGTTCCGGATAATTCAATCTCGAAACGTAATGGCTTAAAGTCAGGGTCGTCTTCCCAATCGGGATGATTTGCCTTTCTGTCTTTCGAAGCAGCAGCTGCATGTTTAAACATCATCATAGCTAACTGCATCGTATTTGTTTTAACTGATCTATTGTCTAGACCCCTCTTACATAGTAATTGGGCTAATTTCTAGTCAGATCCGTCAAAATTTCGTTTGAGTTTATCTTCAGGAATTAAATCCATGAACATATACTCAATTGGTGCCGATCCAGGTTTCATTAAGAAACTGGAATTCGGTTTATCTTTAGAGAAAAGAGAAATTCTAAATTCTTTCTCCTTTTCTCCTGCGTAGGTAGTGGTGAGCCAAGTAGAAAATTTTCTAGAAAAAGCTCCCCTTTTACCTCCTTCCGCTCTTGTTGCTTCTAAACAAGAGGCGTTAGACAGTGATACATGTGATTCCTTAATATTCCAAGGCATCTTAGCATCTTCGTCTTTATTTAGTCTGGAGTTCTTAATTGATTCTTTACAATAGACTCCAAATCTTTGTCCTAGTATATCAATAGTTTTATTGTTATATACGTCGGATTGAAAATCCCTATAACCGGTATAAGCAGCTTTATGCTCCTGTAAGGCTATTTCGATTTCTTTTTCAGATGGTGTAGGCTATCCTCGTGTAACGAAGAAAGTACCCCAAATCTGTAAACTCTTTACTATGTTGTCTCTATTATTCATAGATTCTATTATAGGAAAGAATATATGGTATAGTGGGCCTCCATGAGGAGCGTCCCCTACACCTTGTAGCTAGTTATGTCTGAATGTTAGACCGGCTTGTTTAAAGTCGTTCTTCCAGCATACCTAGTTGTTAGAAAGATATCTTGCAAGTAAACTGTAAGACTATCTTATAAACATCCGCTGCAGTTCTAAAGAAGGAACCGCACCGAATGACATTAAAAATTGAGATTCAAACTGATTAAATATGTCAACATATTTTTGAATGACTCCCATTTTTCTAGAAAATAATTGGTGAATTAATCGCCTATATTTTCTCCTTTTCTCGTAATTAAATTGCGAGGGTAACAAAGTAGTTAGTTGACTGCAAAAGCAATTAACTAATTCCTTTGAAATTGCGTTCGGTAAGTAATTATCAAACCAAACTTTATTCAACGGGGTCCAATGCTACTTAGAAATTCTCTTAGTAGCTTGTCCGTGACGAGGATACCTCTTCACAACCCGCTTAAGTTGGATTTCCTATCATAGGAAATCCAACT